ACCTATGGACGGTTTTAAACCAGCATCCAAGGCACATTTACAGAAAATGTCATAAAACTCTAAAGAGCACTTAAACAACATATCGTCACCATTCACTAATACATTCCTCAAAAGAATATATCTTCGTTTCTTTCTCAATTTAAACTCATCTCTTGTTTTTGAAGCATCAACCCACCTATCCAAAGCAGTCCTATAAACCGCAAGATTTATAGCGCACAAAAGTGGAAAAGATAAGGGGTGACCCATGAGCTGACCATCAACTAACTGAGCATCCTCGATATCAGGTAAACCAAGTTCCATAAAGTCTGTCCTCTTAGGGTAGCGAATGTTTCCAGACGCAGCCATACAGGACCAAACTAAATTACTCATTGGAATATTGATCAAAGGACGCAAGCAAGCCAATGTAGCTTGTTTCTTTATCAGGTCAGTAGCAGCCTCATAATCTACAGAACACCATAATTCAGAAAAATAACAATTTTCATCTATTTCCCTAACACGTTCCTGAAGATTTTCATTTATTAACATAGTAGAAGCAAAATGTTCCTTCCAATCTGACAACATCATCGCTTGAACAGGTTGTAAAAGACTATATAAATAACCATTTCCTTTGGTAATTATACGGAATTTACAAGGTTCCGGAATTGCAACAACATCAAGATCGAAAAGATCATTTCTACACTCACATTTAACAGAACATCCACACTCTTTCTCTAATTCTTCTAACACAACTTCCTTAGCGCGGGAGAATTCTTCAGACCTCCATTTCTCCAAACTAAGTTCTAATCCCCTAAGTTTCCCTAGGATCAAAGTTTCCTTAGATGTAAGAACAGAATCTAAATCCAGTTGTGAAAACAGGCTTAACGCCCCCCCGTCTTTGACGCGGGCTTGTAAGCATGCCGTAGCAGCAGGAAGGAATTTTTCTGCAGGTCTATACCCTCGATTAGTTTTTTCAAAAATTTCTTTCGAAGTTTTCTCAATAACTAGCTCAAGATCAGGAGGAAGAGAACCGTGCGGTTCAGATAACCGGTTTCTATGTTTAATAAGGGCATCGTAACATTTCTGAGGACCTAATTCAGGCCAGAGACGTTTGGAACCTTTAGACAACGAATAACAAAAACTTACATCATTCTTCGCAAGACACCTAGCAAGAAACTTTTTCAGCCAACCACTAAAAAGTGGTTCTGTGATAAAATCCGGCTTCGGTGGTCTTTGAGGATCATGGAAAAACTGGCACATATAATAATCCAACCAGTATTTACAGAATACTTGTTCGTTATTATCTTTATCAGTAAATTTCATTATTCTTAGTAGCGTTTTTCGAAACGAAGAACATACTCTTTCCAGTTCAGGATTAGAGAACCATTCCTTTTTTCTCAAGGAACGGCGAGCTACAAAAGGCCATATTAACGAGGAACAAATTGAACGCTGATCTTTTGTTAAGACCAGATCCTTCGAGCTTCTCGAAAGGATTGTCAGTACAAGATTATCGGCTGATCTATTTGACGGATCGACCTTACTCTGCATACTAGTTGCTTCTGTACAACCAACAGCGCTGTCAGAACATCCAAGAATAAGATTTCTAGTATTCTTG